GCTACTAAAGGAGCTGCAAGGTATAAGTGCGAAGTGTACGGACACTGGAGACGATGACGAGGACGATAAGAAGCGGTGGCATGACACGTTTGTTACCAACCCCATTGACTTGTGCCGAATGCTTAAACACATGAACTTGTCTAACGATCCCAAGGTTGAGGAAGCACGACAACGCCTTGAAGATATTATGGCTGGTAAAACAAAAGAGATGTTCAAAGACTCCCCAACTATCCGACAGGAAGTGAAGGACGAGGTGGACTCAATAATTACATCGTACGATTGGTAAGGGGAACGCAATGATTGAAGCCGTATATGACATCAACAGATACAGAACAAGAAGAGAGCTAGAAGAGATAAAAGAAGGTGAGGTTAAACACTTCGCCAACATGCCAAGAAATGTTTTCCATACGCAAACGTATCGAGGCGACCTAGTAATGAAAGCCGACGTCTGGAATATGCACGACTTGCTTCTACATGTTAGTGAACGGTATCCGCATTACACATTCTTAACTATGGGCACGGTTGACGCTGACGAAATGCTGTGGGCATCTGAAGTAGGGGTGTACGATGGGCAAGAGCCGTTAGGCAGAATAGAAAGTCGAAAAAGTGAGGGAATTATTTTTCACAACAACAGAATACAACAGGAGGTTAAGAGAGGTAGCGGGAAGAAAACGACTAAGCTGAGCGTCGCTAAAAGTATATTCGCTAAATACTTTTATGGTATTACTACGAACGAGCGCATGGAGGTAGTAGCGTATGAGGTAAGCCACAAACTTAACCACACTTTGTATACACTACGTGACGGACAGAGATTAGCCGAGCACGCGGTGCAAACTTTTGTTCGCAGTAAACTAGACAACCAATTTCTAATAGACGCACTCCAAATTATGGGGGGCACAGACCTTGTGCAGAAATACCAAGAGGTAACGCATGAGATAGGATTGGTAGACACAATCGACAAGGTTAAGTCTAAAGATGGAGGTTACTACGTGCTGCTAGAGAACGAGGAGTACTTTACATGGCGAAATGGTATGAGTACGCCTAAACGTCTTAGTCGAGAGACAATGCCCCAAGATTTGAAATTGGCTTTGGGTATGCTAAAACTAGCCGAAGACGACACGTTCCTAGCAGGGGCGGGTTTCAAACTAGACCAAAATAAATTCTTTATACGAGACGAGGTGCAACTTGAATTCGATAGCTGAAAGAACCAACAAAGGTAGGGGCAAACAAAAAGAACCTACTCTAGTACATGTAAACGTTCGACTACCTGAGTACGTAGTAGCACACTTCAAGCTACACGAAAACTATACTAGCGTGATGCGAACGGTGTTAACTCAGTATGTAGACAACAAGGTCTCAGTGAGACCTTAGTAGAGAGGAGTAACAAGGTCTCAGTGAGACCTTACCAAAGACTTACCCCGCCTTAGTGCGGGGTTTTTTTTTGCCTTTACAAAGTCCAATCTATAAGCTATTCTTCTTGTATGGCTATGACTCCCGAGAAGAAAGTTAAGAACAATGTGGTGCGTTTACTTAAAGAACGCGGCGCATATTATTTTTTCCCTGCTAGCTATGGCATGGGACGCAGCGGAGTGCCCGACATAGTGTGCTGCCTACATGGGCACTTCATCGGCATCGAATGCAAGGCAGGTAAGAACAAAGCTACGGAACTACAACTCAGAGAGCTAACTGCTATTAGAGAGGCAGAAGGCACAACTTTTATAATCAACGAAGAGAACATTGGAGTGCTCGCAGAGTACTTAAAATCCTATGGACATACTAACAATAGACTTTGAAACCTACTACGCTAAAGATTACGGTCTTAGGAAACTGACTACTGAAGAATACATAAGAGACCCACGCTTTGAAGTTATCGGTGTGGCAATTAAAAAAATTGGGGCGGAACTATCATCAGGAAACGCTAATGCGCCAGTCTGGTTTTCGGGCAGTAAAAAACAAACCGCTAAATTTTTAGCCCAGTTTGATTGGGATAACTCTATTGCGCTTGCGCACAACGCTATGTTCGATATGTCTATACTTAATTGGCACTTTGGAATTAAGCCTAAAAAGATAGCCGACACTTTGGCTATGGCGCGGGCAATACACTCCATAGAAGTAGGGGGAAGTCTCGCCGCTCTAGCTGAGTACTATGAGTTAGGTGTAAAGGGCACTGAAGTACACGATGCAATTGGTAAGAAACGTCTAGACTTTACGACGGAAGAACTTGAGGCGTATGGCGGGTACTGCATCCAAGACGCTGAGCTTACTTATAAACTTTTCCAAGTCCTCAAAAAAGATTTCCCTAACTTTGAATTAGCTCTTATAGATTTAACCATACGCATGTTTAGTGAGCCTGCGCTAGTACTGGATAAAGAAATACTTGCTGGGCATTTAAAGCAGATTAAGCATACTAAAGAAGCACTTATGGATAAGGTGGCTCACGAAAAAACAAAGCTAACGAGCAACCCCCAATTTGCTGAGCTGCTGCGCAGCTATGGTATAGAACCCCCACTTAAAATAAGCCCCGCAACAGGCAAAGAGACTTATGCGTTTGCTAAAAGCGATGAAGCATTCAAGGCGTTACAAGAACATAGAAACCCCGAAGTGCAGGCGTTAGTAGCTGCTCGACTAGGGGTTAGGTCTACCATCGAAGAGACCCGCACTCAACGCTTTATAGATATAGCAAACCGTGGCACGCTACCTATCCCCTTACGCTATTACGCTGCTCACACCGGACGGTGGGGTGGGGATGACAAAATCAACATGCAGAATTTGCCTAGAGGCTCACAGTTAAAGAAAGCAATGTGCGCTCCAGATGGGTACAAGTTTATAGACTGCGACTTATCTCAAATTGAAGCACGTACGCTAGCATGGTTAGCGGAAGAGGCAGACTTAGTTGAGGCATTCGACAGAGGCGATGATGTGTATAAGATTATGGCGTCTGCTATCTATGACAAACCTGAGTCGGAGATAACCAAGGAGGAGCGATTTGTAGGTAAGACTACGATACTAGGAGCAGGTTATGGTATGGGTCACGTTAAGTTCCGCGCTCAGTTAGCTACTTTCAACGTAGAGCTATCCGAGGAAGAGTGCGACAGAATTATTCGTGTGTATAGAGAGACTTACCCACGCATCCCTGCTTTATGGAGAGCGGCTAACAAGGCGCTAAAGACCATGATGAAAGACAAAGTAGAGGAGTTAGGCAAAGAAGGCATCCTTACTGTGGAAGGCAGTACCGGTATACGCCTACCTAATAAGTTGTACATAAAGTATCCTAACTTACGTGTAACCCCTGCTGGAGACGGAGATGCGTACGAAGGGATGGTGTACGATACCCGCAAGGGTAGGGCTATAATCCCTAACCGCATTTACGGTGGTAAAGTTATTGAGAATGTTTGCCAAGCATTAGCAAGGATTGTCATAGGTGAACAGCTCTTACGAGTAGCTAAGAAGTACAAAGTAGTTATGACTGTGCATGACGCTATTGGATGTATTGTTCCAGAAGACGAAGTGAAGGAAGCAATGCTTGCAGTAGAAAAAGTTATGAAGATTAGACCTAAGTGGGCACCTGACTTACCTCTTGATTGCGAGGGCGGTTATGGCAGATCATACGGAGAGTGTTAGTAATACCCCAGCGGGCGGTGGGTAGCTCCATAATGGCTAAAAACACCCGCAGTATGCAACGTACAACACCTATTACACTCCTTTTTATAAGGCGTTCTCTTTGTTGAGGTGTGCATACCGGCTAGCCCACGCTACGGGCCTTTTTATTTAGGAGAATGATGATGGACGATAAAGACAGAGTAATGGTTGAGCTAAACGAGTACCTTGATACTTTGGAAGAGGACTACGTAGACCCTGCTCAAGCCAAGATTGATAGGGCCGAGTACTTAGCAGACCAAGAAGACTGATATTACGATAATTACAAATGTGATTTTTAGGGGATAAAAAATGACCACACGAAAAAAGAAAGCAAATATAAGTAATGTAAACGATCTACGTAACAATTTATCTGACGTTTTTGAAGCGTTACGTAGCGGTGATATAGCGCATAAAGAAGCTAAAGAAATTTCTAACTTGGCGGGAAAGATGATTAACTCCGCTAAGGTGCAGCTCGATTACCACGGTCTTCGTAAGGACGAAGATTTTAAGATAGATTTCTTACACTCCGAAGATAAATAGTTGTGGAGGTAAGGAAGTGTTGCGGGTGCGGTAAAACGCACCCTCTTACCCTAGAGTTTTTTAGTAGCGCCAAAAGGCACGGTGTTGTTGGCTATGCTTACAAGTGTAAAGCGTGTGTTCGGGAGGCGTACCAAGAAAATAAACTTAGCGAAAACATCCGTAGAAAACGTTGGTATGAAAAGAACAGAGAAAAAATAAGCCTGCGCCGCAAGTGGGAGAATCTAACGCCCGAAAAACTAGCCACAGTTAAAGCGCAATCCCGTGCCAGTTATCGGAGAAACGCGGAAAAAGCTAGAGCTGCTACTAGCAAGTGGAGAGAAAAGAACCCAGAAAAAGTTAAACAAATGCGCGCTAAATACCAAGGCACTGAAAAAGATTTAGCTCGACGCAGACATAAAAGAGAAACGCTATCTGATGAGTATGTAAGAGAGCAAATTGTTAAACGTAGCTCACGTAAAATAGATATACCCCAAGAGCTTATAGAAGTTAAAAGAGCGCACCTTGCGTTGCAAAGAGCAGTTAAAGAAGCAGAGGAAAACAAATGAATGGTAAAGGCAGCAAACGCAGACCGCACTTTGTACCCCTACACGAAATCGGGGACAACTGGGCGAGAATTTTTGAAAAACAGAAGCAAACAGAGAAGGAAAAAGAGGATGCTGACACCAAGCGGGTTGAAGGACATAGCCAAGAACAAGAGCAAGAACAAGAACCTTACAACGGAAGGGATGGGCGAAACGATTAGTGCCTTAAACAAACAAACAGGGGGAACACACTACAAGGATATGGTTATCCAACCTGCCGAATACGCAGAGCAAAATGGTTTGTCTTTACTCGAAGGTAACGTAGTCAAGTATATTTCTCGTTGGAAGAAGAAGGGAAAACCGTTAGAAGACTTAACCAAGGCGAAGCACTGCATCGACTTACTGATTGAGATACACGGGGTAGAGTGATATGGAAATTGAAGGTACTCAGTACACATGGATCAGACTCGATTTGCCCGAAGGTTTCGAAGCCGTAGAAATCGATGCGAAGGGTTTTAAGTTTAAGCCTCTGAAACCAAACGCAGTGGTGCTCGGCGGTATGTTGCTTGTAAAAACTAAAAAGAAGAAGGGCAAATGAAAATAATAATCGAAGTAGATGGCGAAGATGCCGAAGAACTTTTTGCCTTACTAGACCGCGCAGTCGAAGCGGTAGAAAAACTGG